GATCCCGGCGAGGACCCGCGCGAACATTGACGACTTGGATGAGGCGGCGGTGGACGCGTCGCCGAACCCGGACACGGCACCGACCAGGCCCAGGATCCCATTTTCGGCCGTACCGGCGGCTTTGCCCTGCTGTTTCAGCGCCGCGTTGTTCCGCGCCACCGCCTTGTTCGCCGAATTGAGGGCACGTTCGTACTCCTGGACGCCGTTGCCGCGGTGCTCGTCGAGGATGACGAACCGCATCGTGGTCGCCACGGTCAGCCGCCCAGCTTCCGTTTCGTCTCGTCCATCGCGTCTTGTGCGGTGCGGCGCAGCGCCGGCGCCTTCCCCGTGACCGGCCGCTCGAACCAGGCTGGTTTCCCGTGCTGGCGGCGCCACACGTCACGGTTGCCGAACACCGGACGATTCCAGCCCTTCACCGAGTCGAGGAACCCCGGGAGCCGGTCCTCCCCGGCGGGCATCTTCCGGCCGCTGGACACGATCTCGAGGCGGGCGCCGTTGCGGGTGAGCCCCACCGATGAGGAGACGGTGCGGGCGACTTCGGCGCGGAGGCTGCCGTCATGGTGCGACGGCATTGACAGGATCGACTCCTGCACTGCCGCGACGACGGGCCCGGCGGCGGCGCGCAGGTTCCGCCGAAGCTCCCGTTTCAGGGCGGGGTCCGCCTCATGCAGCCGCGCCGCCAGCTGTTTCATCTCCGCCGGGCCGCCGCCGGTGATCTCCGCCATCAGCGCCGCCTCTGCTTTTTCTCTTCCGCTACCCGCTCTTCGGCTTCGAGCCGGTAGAGCTCGTGCCACTCGGTGAGCTCATGGCCGGGGAGCCGTTCGAGGAGCTCGGCGACGGTGTACCCGAGGTCGCGGGCGAGGACGAAACGAAATCGGTACCCGGGATCAGCTCTGAGTCTTTTTTTATCGTGACCTCTGAGCCTGCTGACATGCCGGACAGCCGCGCGGCCACCTCGAAGATCCGCGCCAGCGCGGCGGAAGACTTCTCACCGAGGGCGTTCGCCTCTTGCGGGGTGAACATGAGTGTGCCGTCGTCATTGATGACCGACCGCGCCACCAGCTTGGCCATCGAGTTCTCGACGTCGGGGACCATCTCACCGCCGCGCATGACCGCCATCGACGCCTCGTACTCGATGCGCTGCCGGCCAGTCAGCCCGCGGACGGTGACGAAACCGTCGTAGCCAGTGAGATCGGACAGATCCACGTCTTCGGTGGGAAGGTCGTCGGCGCCGAGGATCGCGTCTTTCGTCAGGCGGTTCCCCATATGTCCTCCGTCACGCTGGGATGGTCAGGTTCTGGATCGGCAGCCGTGTGATCGACAGCTGGACGTGGATCTTCCCCGGGTCCTCCACGTTCCCGTCGATGAACATCGACTTGACCGTGGCCGGCCACACCTCACATTTCTGCGCCGCCACGTCGCCTTCGGGGAGGATCAGCACGAACCCGGCGGTGCCACGCGGGAGGACGGTGCGGATGTCGTTGCTGTTGGACGAGGCGTAGAACACGAACTCGCTGTCGGATGCGGTGACACGCGCGGGCACCTGGGCGACGAACCCGCCGCCGAGGTCGGGCGCGTCGGCACTGTCACCGGTGAGCTCGAACCCGTTGACCTCCGCCAGTTCGGCGGACAGGTCGGACCCGGCGTTGATCTCCGCCCGTGTCGCCATCGCCGGATAGGCCGCGACGGCGGTCAGCCAGTTGTACTTCCTGCGCCCGGGTGGGGTGTACCGGGTCGTGACGGTGATCGGCGTCGCTGGCATCTACTTGTCTCCCTTGCTGGCTTTCGCGACTTGCGCTCTGGTCACCGGCTCCGGTTCCGGTTCCGGCACTGGTTCGGGTACGTCGCCTTCCTGCAGCAGCCGCCACCCGGCCGCGTAATGCTGCCCGAGCGACGACTCCGGCACCTCGGACACCGAGCCGGGGCCGAGTCCCGGGTGGATGATCAGCGTGAACCCTGGTTCTGGCATGTCAGCCCGTCCTCAGCACGAACTCTTGCGATGCGGTCAGCGTCCCGGACCAGGTCAAGGTGATCGGCCCTGGCCCGTATACGTTCGGGTCGAGGGGGATCGACCAGGTCTGCCCGGAGGCGATCGTCACCGACCGGGCGGTTACGGCCAGCCCGTCGAACGTGGGGACCGGCAAAGCGACGGTCGCTGACGCCGACGACGGGCCGACGACGACGAGGGACAGGCCCGCGCCGGTGGGGCAGGTGTCCACCGCGCCGGTTGTCGGGAGTGTGGTGGTGATCTGCGCGCCAGCGTGCGCGGTGCTTTGCGCTGTCAATGCGGTCATGCCGTCTCCCGTATCGTTGGGGCCGTGGGCGAGGTTGAGCTTGATCCCCGGTGGGACTGGGTGCAGGTGCAGTTCTTCGGCGACCGTGGGCCGGTCTATGTCAAGGCCGCGTGCCGCCACCTTGAGGTGATCCCGGTTGAGTCGGTGACCGGTGAGACCGTCGCCCAGCTGTGCCTGACCTGCGACCGCCAGCTGCAGGCGCCGCGCGTCTAGCGGTTCGTGTAGGCGTCGATGCGGACGCCGAACCTGACCGTCGCGACCATCCCCGGGTCCGCCGCGTCCTCACGTACCGTCCACGACCCCATCCACGCGTTCATCACAGCCCCGCCGAGCGTGGCGTCCGCGGCGATGGCGTCGCCGGCGGCAGCGGCCAGGGCGAACA